CCTTCAACTAATTTAATGTAAGAACCGGTAACTGTACTGTATGTATATATATAATGTTTTGAAGAAGAGGGGGCATTCGTAGGGTTAAGAGGATTTGGGTCCGTATAGTCTGTTAAAAAAACAAAAATTCTGTCAGTAGAGTTATCTTCTTCTAGGCCTATAATAGTTAATCCTTCACCTAAATCCGTGGTAGCCAAAAGGCTATTGCCAATTATGTTCTCTAAGGCACCTACATCGTTATCTTCGGATCTACCAACTGATATGTTCCGAGCATCTCTATATTCGCCGTTAGGCAATATTCTATCATCAAGATCTTTATTCATCTTGGATTTTAGAAATGTGTTTTTAATTTCTTGTGCCATTAAATTATGATTTTATCCATTTAGATTTACCTCTCATTACTTGTACTATCTCTGATAGTTTAATGTTAGATAATCTTATTTTAGCGTTTCTCAGCTTAGCAGATCTGTCTCGCTTTAAACGCTGTATAACGTACTCTGGTTGATTGATTCTTCCAGCTAATATAGAATATAATATATGCGCATATAAGGCATCCTCGGCCATCTTAGGTATCCTAGAATCCAAGTCATACGCTAATCCGTCTGAAATATAGTCAAGTATTATTAATCGGTCTTTTAAGTTGGAAGAAAAAGCTATTGTGCCATCTCTTTCATTCATATTAAACCAACCATTTCTTTGAGCGGTCTGCGGATCGTTACCATATCTTTGTCCGTAAAATGGGTTACCCGTTAAGTAACTACCATAGGCTCGATAATCATCAAATGTTATACTACCATTTAAAAGTCTATCATTAGCTGTAGCCCATCTTTCGTTTGTAATAGAAGTACCTTCTAAAAGATCGCCAAGATTGTCCATAGTATAATCCCCTGCAGCATCTTGCAGTGGCACTTCGTATGGGCTGCTGGTTAAATTGTTTGCTGGGTATATAGGGTGCCTTACACCTAATTGATCTATATAAGCTAAGCTAACGTAGTTTACATAATCTTGCGGTATTGTAACACCTAGGCTAGGGGGAATAGTTATTTCTTGCGACTTAACGCTTTTTAAAGTATCGTAGCTAAATTCTTGCAATCCTCTTTTAGCATGAAATATTACATCTGTTCTTTTAACATCACCTATTAACTTGTGCTCGCCTACATAAGTTGCAATAAAACCATTAATAACATCGTTTAAGGATGTATAAGCGTAGCTTCCGTAGTTTTCTTGTACTATATCTCCGAATGCATCTTTATTTCCAAAACTTCCACCGTCTAAAGATTTTAATTGTACTGCAATATGTTTTCTTAATCCGGTTGTTCCTGTAAAAGTTATTTTATTTCCTACAACGGTATATGGTCCCGCAAATTTATCATAGTTTCCTGCTAAGCCATCATTACTAGTGTAAACAACAAAATTAGTTAGCGAAGCGTTAACAGAATCAAATGTCAGATCAGTATTAAACGTAGTTGTAACGGAATCACCCACAACAGGAGTATCCGATATAAGAAATCGCTGTGCTCCAGCGTAGTATTGTTCATTTGTTTCGGTTATTAAACCGCCATTAGGTATCGGCATATCTTACATTATTGAGCGTTGATTTTCTTGTTGCACCTGTTGTGCTGCTACATTTACTATCGAAGGGTCTCTTATAACAACACCTGAGTAGAGTAATATTTTTAAAACAATATTAGCTTGCTCTGTTTTTGATAGCTCAAAATTAACTGAGTTAGTAGGATTGTATTGGTAGTAGTTTTGTCCAGATGGAATTGTAAAGTTCCACGTTACATCCGCTGGTTTTCTTAAATAACTAACATTTATATCCGATGTAATAGTACTTGGATACAAATATAATTTTTGCTCTTCAAACAAATATATTGGATACGTTTTAGTTGGCGCAATTAAAGGGTTGTTGTTTATATATAAAAGCTCGTTACGCTGCGATAGCTGAGCTTCATTAGAATCTTTATATATAACTGTACCTAACTTGTAAAAGTCCTGTGGTGTTGCTGTAACAACTATAGCGCTATTTAAAGCTGGTATGGAATTAAATATTATATTAGTACCACTTATGGTAAATGCCGTTGTGGATACCCCGTTTATTGTAACTGCAATAACACCTGTTTGTAATTGCGAAGAAGATATTGATGTAAAAGGAAACGATATAGAAGTTCCATTCCCTGTGAGCGTTTGCGTAGCTACCCCTGCTCCTGAGGTTGTTGGTAAGGTAAAATACCCTCCTGCTGGTACGTAAGTTGCCGCACCGTATTCTTTAAATATAGATATATTATGATCTACATTTTTAACGCGATCAGCATATTCTGTATCATTATCTGGCCTGCGTAATTGCATATTAAGCGTGTCAAAATAGCTCTCGAAGATTTCCAACTGTACTTGCGTAGCAACCTTGTTGAACTCGTCCGGAGTTAAATTACCTCTCTGTTCTTTATTCAGAATAAGTAATACCGTTTTATAAACTATATCTACATTTACTGCCATTTTTTTATTTTATTATAAATATTAACCGGCCCCAGTGATGAAGCCGGCTAAAATTAATTCACCATCTATAATATAATCACATAGTTTTTTTAAAAACTACTAATTAAACTTTTTTTCTATAGATCTAAACACTTCGCCACCTTCGTCGGTCTTAAAGTAAGCTGCCATTGCAGAGTACGGATTTTCATCAAAAGGTACACTCATAAGCTTTCTGCCATTAGATGCCCAAGAAAATGTTCTTTGATCCTGTGACAAAGCTAATATACCAGCCTCTGTTGCTTTGATAGCTGTATTACGCAATCCAACGTTTTCGTCTTGAGCTAATTCTAAGAACAATTCAGGGTTTGCATTTGCAAATAACCTTAAATCTCTTTTAATTTCCTTAGATGATAGTTGATTTACTGCACTACCCATTTCTACGCGGAGTATTGCTTCAGCGTCGTCAATATCCATTTCCCTTGCAAATACCGCTGCATCTGTTTGTAGATCAAGCATTTCTAAATCGTCGTATGCTTCTTCTACTGGATCAAACTCTTCGTATATTCTGCCTTTTAAAGGGTGGTATAAAGATAACAATTTTTGTAAGTTTTGTTTTTCTTTAGGTACTCTTAAGTCACCATCCCTAAACATAATATGCCCCATCGTAGCTTCTCCATCTTGTTCTTCTTTAAACGGAGAATCGTGGTTGGTTGCATATCTAATTTCTTTTTGCTTGCCATTTATAGGATCAAAATAAAGTAAAGCGTGCTTTCGCGTATGCTTACCTGGTATTGTTAAAGTTAAAGGAGTATGTCTACCTGTTAAGTAATATATCCTATCTTTAATTTCCCACTCTGGTTTAGCTGGTTCCAGTTTTTCTTTAACTGGTGTAACCATTTTTTCTATTGTTTCAGTTGGTACAATTACTTGTTCTACAACTTCTACTTCTTTTGCGACTTTTTTAGCCACTGGTTTTTTATTCGCCATAATATGATATAATTTAATAATTAATAAGAGTAATAATTACCCCCGTTGATACAACGAGGGTAAGAATTACATTTGAATCCTTAGATTCCTCTGAATAGTACAAAGTTGTTAGCTGCTTGAGTAATCAAACATCTTTCAGATAGGAAGTTTACTTCCATTGCATCAAGAGTTGAGTTACTTGCTCCACCAACAGATCCAGTTAACCAAGACTTCATTCTACGGTCATCAGTTTGAGAAGCTCTATATCGTACGTGCAAAAATGGACGTCTGATATTTGTTCCTAATACTTGATCATAAACAGTTGAAGTTCCAGCTGGTACTAATACACCCTCAATTGAATTAACTCCATTGATTGCTCCACGAGTAGATGCATCATTTAAGTATTTCCAATCTGTTTTGTAAAAGTCATAAGATCCTCTACGGAATCCAGTGAATCCTAAGTTTAAAGCCATTTCAGAAGAATTCTCGAATAAACCATAAGCGGTTCCTCCTTGAGATCCTCCAGAAATTGCAGCTAGCATGTCATCAAAGTCTAAAGAAGTTTGACGTTGTAAGAACAACATGTTTTCTTCGATAGCTCCCTGAGTATCTAGGTTTTTAAGGATAGCGTCAAATTCAGTTAATCCTTGCGCAGCTGTAAATCCTGTTTCTACATTTCCTCTAGCTTGGATAGCAGCAAATAAACCTTGCGTTCCTGGCTGAGTTAATGGATTTAAAGCAGATGCATTTAATTCACCTTCTACCATTGACATTTCTAAGTAATCGTTAAAACGTAAACGAGTTTCAGATTCTGCTTTTAGGTACCATAGGTATCCGTCAGTTCCATCTTCAGTTGCTACATTCACCCATCCGATCTGTGCAGTATCTGATCCAGATACAACATACTGATCTCTAATGATAATTGGTGAGTTTGAAAATTGTGTTAGTACAGGATCAATACTGTTTCTTACAGCAGAGTTACCTGCTCCAACAGCGGCAATAGTTGTTCCTTTAGAGTAATCAGATCCGTAAACGAATACTTTTAATCCCGTAGCTGCAAAGCCTTGAGTCGTTAAAGTAGTACCCGCAAAAGGTTGAATAGTAATTGTTCCAGCTGCACCTAGTACAGAAGCTGTAACAATACCTTTAGCCTCTAATCCAGTAGCTGGATCTAAAACAACAACCGTGTCATTTACAGAAATTACATTCTGTACTCCCGCAACAGCCCCTGGGTTCACTGTAATAACAGATAATGTACCTGCTCCATTGGCCTGAGATGCTCCTGCGTAAGAAATGTGTAAACGGTTTTGTTCAGACCAAATAACTTGATCAGACGTCATTGGCATTTCAGCGCCAACCATTTGTAAAAATCCAGATAACGTTCTGTTTCCATAACGCTCTACTTCTGCTTCGTAGATTTCTGGTAAATATTGCTGTGCAAAGTCAGCAAAGTTTGCTGGTACAGCTCCTGCTCCACCATTGTTGTTCCATTGTAAATAATTTGTCGCAAGTAATTGCGGCACTTGTGATGGGATTAAACTCCCAAACTGTGGTAATAAACTCATAGTTATTAGTTGTTAAACTTTTTAATTTTTAATTTTGATGAGTCCGCTCCAGAAACTGATTTTACTTTGTATGCCCCAAACTTGGCTCCGTCCATAGGCGCAGCTTTTCTTGCTCCACTTGAAGTGTTATTAGATTTGTTTACAACATCTCTAATAGCGTCGGCTTTACCTTGTTCGTAAAAGTGATTTGCCATTTTATCGGCATTTGCACCTGCATACAATGCTTTGTGATACCCTGCGGTATCTTCAATCGTACCATCTTTTCCAAGGAATTTTCCTATAAAATTGCTGATGTCTGATTGTTTTTCCGCTACCTGTGATGGGTTTTGTATGCCATATCTAAATTTTTTCTCACCCAATGTGAAATCGAAACCTTCGAAATTTTCATTAAGTAATTCATTAGTATTGGCTTTAAACTTATCGTGGTTAGCAATGTTTCTTTCCTGGTCCTCTTTATATCGATTAAAAAAGTCCGATGCTTTTGCTTGATCTTCCGTAAGTGTTGGCGACTTCAACTTGATGTCGTCGTAGTACTTATCTTTAGTTTCATTTAAAAACGTACGGGCTTTTGCAACCTCTTCTTTATATGCGAGTTTTTTTCTACGGATATCTCGCTCCTCATCTAAATCTTCGTCAAACGCAAAGTTGTCCTCGATCATAAAATCAATTTCTTCTGAGCTTAAGTGGGATTTAGTAGTTTTATAATATTCTTTCACTAATACGTCTCTGTCTATATCATCGTAATTAGTGTTTAATCTTAAGTAATCTTGCAAAGTACCTCCCGTTTCCTTCATAAAATCTACCAATTTGGTAATGTTTTCAGGTAACTCAGGCTTTATTACAACTGGTTTTACTTCTTCTTCCGGTTTACTTTTTTCGGTAACTTCTTTGATGACTTGTTCGGATACTTCTCCGACCATTGTCGGGCTATCTCCGGCTGATTCATCCACATCCACTTTTTCTGTGCTTGGCTCTTGAACGGCATCTATTCCTTCTTTAGGTATTACTACTCTGGTTACATTACTTGGAACATCTACTAATGGCTCTTTATTTCTAGCCGCTATCTGTTCTTCAGTAAGCTTTGGTTTGGTTTGGATCTTAAAGGATCCTTCTGTTTTTTCACTCATGATATGATATTATATAATTATTAAATAGGTACTTATTGTGGATTGAATTGAGATAGATCAAAACCACCTAGATTGTCATTGCCAGCAGACTCAAAGTCTTTAGGTAATCCCTGTGTTTGCCTTTGTTCTATTAACTGGCTTTGCTGTGATCCTTCTTTTTCAATTCTTTTATCTTTGCGATCTTCTATTTCAGCCTCTTTGCTTTTAGTAGCCTGCGCTTGCATCTGAGCTAATTGCAAATTGTATTGAAATTCAGTTGCCATTAACTCTTTTTTAATTTGCGCTTCGGTTTGCATTCTTTGCATTTCAAAGTTTGATTTAGCTTGCTCTATTGCAACTTTTTCAGCTGTTAATGCTTGTTGCTTTTGTACTTCGGCCATTGCTGCTTTTTCAGAAGCTTGTGCGTTTGCTTGTGCTTGTGCTTGAATATTTTGCTGGACCAAAGCTTGCTCTCTTTCTTGCTTCTTCTTGCGCTTAAGCTTTAGCATTTGATTAGCTAGCTTAAGGTTTTTTATTTGATTAAGATCAATAGAGTCTTCAATATCAATTTCTTTAGTTTGTAAAGCTATTTGAATATTTTTTTGTAGCTCCGCTTTTTCTTCATCGTCCGGCTCCATTTCTAAGAATATACCAAAATCGTGGAGGTTAAGATTTTCGATCTCTTTTAGTGTTTCTACATTGAAAGTAGATATACTATTCATTAAAGAATTTTTAGTAAGAGGAAAGTTTAATACATCGTTTATCTTAAGCGATATGTTTTCGCAAGTGCTTAATGCTAATTGTATACTAGCATCTTGTATGTGTTTTGTAGCTGTATTAG